CGTATCTTTCCACCTCTTGCTCATAAAGCTCAGGTAGATATTGTTGTGCGAAATCCTTACCAGATCCAGTGTTAAACTCTAAAAAGTTAGTGCTTAACGCCATTCTATTCTGAGAAGGAATTATTGAGGCAGGAAATGCCCCTCCAGATAAACTCATTTATGTAGTTTTTATTGTTTTTATTTTTTACTTTTTATTTTCAACTTAGAACTATCTACACCATTTATTGCTTTTACCCTTAATCCATTAATATAAACATCACCAGAAGCTGTTGCTCTTGGCTCGTTTGTTATATTTTTAGATTTTGCCATTACATCTTTAACAGCGTCGGCTTTGCCTTGCTCATAAAAATGATTAGCAATAGTATCAGCATTTTTTGCTGCATAAATAGCTTTATGATAACCTTTATAATCTTTAACAGCACCTTTTTCGTCTAAGAACGTCTTGACAAAGTTAGTTAAATTTGATTGGTCTTCTGCAACAGCATCTGTATCTTGTATTCCATATCTAAATTTCTTTTCTCCAATATTAAAATCAAAACCTTTGAAATCTTTTTGAAAATATTCTTTAGTTGATGTTTTAAAGCCATCATGCTGTTTTTTTACTATTTGTTGTTCTTCATTGTATCTATTGAAAAAGTCCATCGCTTTTTGTTGTTCCTGAGTTACTCCTGGCCTCAACTTGATTTCATCGTAGTATTTACTCTTCGTTTCTTCCAAAAACTTTCGGGCTTTGGCAATTTCTTCTTTATAGGCTAGTTTTTTCTTTTTTATGTCTCTTTCCTCATCAACCTCTTCGTCATAATCAAAACTATCCTCTAAAATAAATTCAACCTCATCTCTGTTTAAATGTGGTTTAGTATTTTTATAATATTCTTTTAATAGTGAAACATCGTCAATTTTAGAATAATCAGCGTTTAATCTCACATAATCCTCAACAGTTCCACCAGTATCCTCCATAAAAGAAACTAATTTTTCGATGTTTTCAGGTAACTGTTTACCGACTACTTTTTCATCTCTAACTGCTTCTTTTAATTCTTGCTCTACTGCTTTTGTTTCTTTTTCTACTTCTTCTTCAGTGATTTCAGATATAGGGCTTACACTTTTTTCGGTAGGTTTTTCTTCTTTGTGTGTTTCTTCCACTTCTTGCAGTCCCACAACTTGTTCTTCTTTCTTCTCATCAGACTGTAACACAACTTTCGCTGCTTCTGACTCTTGAACGGCATCTTCTGTTTTTTCTGTTTTTTTACTTAAATCTACTTTTGTAGTTTTTGTTGTTTTATTAGTAAGTTTTTTTGGCTTTTTTTTAATTTTAAACTCACCTTGTTCTAACTCCCCTGTGGAAGTTTCTTTTATTTGTTCTGACATAATATAATATAATAATTAATAATTGTTTACTGTGGAGCAAATTGTTCTAATCCAAATCCTCCTAAGTTATCATTACCAGCTGATTCAAAATCTGTTGGTAATAAATCGTTTTTCCTCTGGTCAATCATTTGACTTTGTTGAGTTGCTTGTATTTTAGTTCTTTTATCTTTTCTATCTTCTATTTCTTTTTCCTTGATAGTATCGCTTTCTATTCTAGCTTTTGCCAACTGCATATTATACTGGAACTCTTTTTCCATTAATTCTTTTTTAATAACAGCTTCTTGTTCCATTTTTTGTATAGCAAATTGAGATTTAGCTTGCTCAAACTGTATATTTGTTTCAGATATAGCTTGTTGTTTTTGAACTTCATTCATAGCAGCTTGCTCAGCTGTTTGAGCATTTGCCTGTGCCTGTGCTTCAATATTAGCTTGAGCAGCTTGTTGATCTTGCTTTTGTTTTATTTTTCTTCTTTGCTTTAATAAAGCGTTAGCAAGTTGTAAGTTTTTAACTTCTCTTATATCTATAGCATCTTCTAAATATATCTGTCCAGACTGTAAAGCAACTTGTATATTTTGCTCTAACATAGCTTTTTGCTCTTCATCAGGCTCTAGCTGTAAAAATACACCAAAGTCATGTGTATTTAAATCTAACAACTCATCTAAAGTACCTACGTTATAATTAGAAATACTTGACATTAAAGCTTGCCTAGTTAAAGGAAACATTAAAGCATCTGCTGCTCTAAGAGTTATATTCTCACAAGTTCTTAAAGTTAAATACAAACTAGATTGTAATATATGTCTAGTGGCTGTGTTTGAGTTAGCAGCAGCTAATTTCTGTAAACCTACTAAAGCGTTTTTATCAGGTGTCGATCCATCCCTTGCTTCATTAAGTCCAGTTACATCTCTTATCATTTGTAAATAATACTGATAAGTTTGTATTAAAGAAGCTATTTTATTACCACCGCTTGACGATTGAAGTTCTTGTATAGGAACTTTACCCATGTTAGGATCACCATCCTGAGTAAGTGATCTACCTACAATAGAACCAGTTTGAAAATACATATTTAAAGCTTCTTGAGGGTTGTAACTTGTTCCATTACCTAAGTCAACTTCTGCTAATCCATCCACGTCTAAGTAAACACCGTCAGGTACTATTCTAGACATTACCTGTTGGAGTTTTAGATGTGTTAATTGTATCATATCAGCAAAACCTGTAATACGAGATACTAACGACTCTATGCGTCCTTTATACATTCTAGGAGCACAGATGTTATAGTTCATATTAACTTTAACTAAATTAGAATTAGGTCTAGTCATGTTTTCAGACAACTCCCATTTTAACATTTTAGGATGTCCTAATATTTTAGCTCCTGAATAAAGTACTTCAATTGATCTAAATGCTTTATTAAAGTTTTCACTTTCAGGTGGATTAAATGAGTCTGTTTTTTCTAGTGCTTTTTCTAATCCTGTAGAAGTTCTTTTTATTTTAAAAACCTGATTAGTGTAAGTTTTATACTCAAAAAATAAAACTTGAACATTATTATTATCATCTTTTCCATTCCAGTTTCTAGAGTATTCTGTATTACCAGGATATTTTTGTATTTCTTCTAGTTCTTCAGGTGTTAAATATGGAAATTGTTTTTTAAGTTCAGGTAAACTAATTGATTTAACTTCACCTACATAATATATATCTTCAAAGTTTGGATCATCAGTATATGAATAAACTAAATTAGCAGGATCCACATAGTCAATAGTAACTCCTTCAGATCTATTAAAGCAAGTTTTAACAGCTCCAATACCTAATACCGTTAAATCATAGTTAAATCTTTGTCTTATTAAGTCGTACTTATTTTTATCTAAAACATTGTTTATAAGTTCTTCTTCTGCTATTTCTATAGATTGCTTATAATCTAATTGCATGTGTATTTCTAATTCATCAACAGTCTTAGGTGCTGTTTCTCTGTCTTGACTAGAAAAAAGATTTACACCTGTCATTTGCTGAACTCTTGTTAAGAAATTTTCTGCTTCTATATCTCTTAATAACCCTTGAGCATAGTTAGTTCTTTTTACCGTAGATTCAGGATCTTGAGCAAAAGCATTTATTTCATAACTTCTTTGAGAAATACCATTAACAACAATATCTACAAATTTAGGTATAACAGGAACTGGTTTCCAGTCTAAATTTAAATAGGATAAATCACCATTAATAGATAGTTCATCTTTATATTTTTGAATAGATTGTTCTCCTCTTGCGTAAAGTCTTAAATTATGATAATTATTGTAATTAGTCCCATATTTATAAGCTCCTCTGTAATTATTAAACCACTCGCCTTCAATAGCTCTACCTACCTGAAGACCATACTCTAAAGTTTTCTTTTCTTCATCCGGAACTACTTGATCAGGGAAACTACTATTACTGTTTGTCAAAATTTGCATTTACTTAATTATTTTTGAAAATGATCCTTTGTTATTATATTTTTTAAAACCTAAACTTATTGGTTTATTAATTCGATCTCTAATTGGTTTATATTTATTTTTATTACAAGCCATTATAGCTAAACCTGAGCTTATAGAAGCATCATGCTTTGTTCTATTATTTATATTAAACTTTGCCCAGTCTTCTAAAGTTTTTTGTAAATACATATCGCCGTATGTATCCCCATTAAAACCAACATGATCTTCTATGTAAGATTCAATAGCTGCAGCATGTGCTTGTTTAATATCTTCACTTGAATTAGGTATTCCACCAATTTCCTTTTCAGTTGTTGATAATTTATTCCATATTTTATCAGGTCTATTTATTGAAAACCCTCTATAACCTCTACGTTTAAAATAGTATAATAACCTTGGTTTATTATTTTCCGCTAATATTGGCATACCATAAAATACACAAGCCATAAGTACGTCTTCAAAGAATATTTCAGCTGTTTGTGGCCTTGATATATATTCTAGAAAGAAATGATTAGGCGGAACATCATCCATTGAAAATTTAGTCAACCCGTGTAAAGCACCGTTAGATCCTTTACCATCTACTGTTCCTGATATATCGTAACTATCACAACCAAAAGCACCTAAATGCTCGTTACCTGGGTATTTAACTCCATTTTTAATAATAACTTGATTTTGCAAGTTACTAGGAGGTACCCAAGATATTAAAAATCTTCCATTTTTATTTGGGTAAAAACTTACTCTTGTATCTTTAACGCCGTTATTCCATTGAAAACTACCGGTAGTAACAGCTGCTACATTGTTTAATTCAGCATTATAATCTATTTGCTCATATATTTTAACCAAATTAAATAAAGATGCTTTTGTTTCGTCTCTAAAAGCATGTTGCTCTGTTCTTGGAAATTGTCTATAATATTCATTTAACCCGTCTTGGTCGGATTTAAGTCCGTCAACTTCATTTTCCCAATGCTCAATAACTCCGTTTGTAATTTCAAAACCATCAACTCCTTTGACTGGATCTTTACTTCCAATGAAGACAGGTAATCCATAAGTATCGATGAATCCCTCGTAGTTCCATTCCATAGGAATGAACAAGCTATAGAGTC